CTATAGATTTGCGAGCCATTTTTTCCCGGATTTTGTGTTAAGCCACACCAAAAATCCACCACCTACAACAGCACTTATTGTATATACTAAACTTAACATGTCCATAATCCACTTTATTTTAAAATTGTATTTCCTATTCTAATAAAAATGATGGTAGAGATTCCACCTATAATAACCCTGTATATGTCAAGAGTTATATCTACATCAGGCTTCATGGAAACTATTCCACCTACAACAAGTCCGGCAAATGAAAGTTTTGCTAAATCAAAAAACAACCCGGCAAGTTTTTCCCGTCTTACCTTGTCCTTTTCCTTGACTTCTTTCTTTACTTCCTGTTGTTCACTCCAACTTCCCATTCAAATTAAGATTTATTGCAAATATACGAAAATCAAACAATAAACAATAACATAAACCATTTATTTAACACACTTCACCCTTCGGCAAATTGGCCAGCACCTCATCTATGAAAATTGATCGGTAGTGCGGGCATTCCAGCACTCCCTTTTGCTTCGCTTCCCGATACACTCTGGAAAAGAGCTTTGCTTTCTCCTGGATTGTAGCTGGGATCTCTTCGATAGGTGTAGTCAAAAACCGACATCCCCACCCTTTGCATGAAGGGGAAAGCCTACAGTGTTTTTGATTTTTCCACTGACACGAACAGTCATATATGCTTTGAACCATATATAATAAAACTCCAATATTCACATTGCAGCACTAACAATACATTTGCTAATGCTGCAATTATCTTTAATTAATCTTCTAGAACTTTTATCCTATTCCTTATGTTCGTACATATCGATCGCCTTAAAGAATTCATCCTCATAGTTATAAATATCATCAAGGCTTTCAATAACATGTTTCACATCTTTCTTATTTTCATCAATGGTAGCCACATATTTTGTAGCTGTATTGAAATACATACGACAAATAGGCTTTCTATTGTTGTCATCAAGCAAAACGCTAAAGTATGTTTGAGCATCACGATATACTATACGGGATATATCCACTTTTTTCCGACAGATTGCCTTAACGATACGATAAGCATCAAGTTCTTCTTCTGTAGTAACGACTTTTGATTCTGGTTGATTTTCTGCTTGAGTTTCTTCAGCCGGAGTGTCAGTTTGCTTCGGTTGAGCCGACTCAATTTTTGAATCACTAACGGTTAAAGCACCTTTTAAACGCTCATTAATGATATCATTGATATGTGAAGAAATAGCACGTTTTACCAAAGGGGTAAACTGATCGATTATATTTTGCAACATTCTTCCTTCATATACTTTAGTCGCAAACATTTTCACAAAATCAGTGCTCGGTGAGGAAAATTCCTCCTGAATGATAGCCTTCAATTCTCCCATATACTTTAATTCACTGGCTGAGTTTAGTATATTGTCTACGTCAAAGTACGATTTATGAAATTTCTTCAACTCTTCAATTTGATTATCCCTCAAATCCGTTATGTCCACTTCCAAGAATGGTTTATCATCCATTATATTGGGTTCTTTCAAATCTGTATAAAAACGATAAATAATACCATTAGTCAATAATCCAAACTTAGCCTTTGAAACATTGAAATAACGCAATAGTTGATTGTCGTGAAGATTCAAATCCTGCTTCCAGTGTTTACATTCAATAAGCAAGATAGGCTGATCGTCCTTCATTATGGCATAATCAATCTTTTCTCCCTTTTTTGTACCAATATCACAAGTCATTTCTGGCAATACTTCCAACGGGTTAAAGACATCATATCCCAAAGCATTTATAAAAGGCATGATAAAAGCGTTCTTTGTTGCTTCTTCTGTTTGAATGTTATCTTTTAATTTTCCAACTCTGTCTGCGAGTTGTTTAATTGCATCTTTAAAATCCATAGTATTTTATATTAAAAGTTTATTATACAGATTGCTTTCACTTGTTATTTTGCCGACATACACATAAGTACTCGATACACGCCGTACACCTCTGACAAAGGAACGTCAAAGTCCGAGAATTTCGGATCCGGGTTTACCGAATGGCATTTCACATAACCTTCCTTACCCTTGCATTCATGGAGTTCCTTTACTATAACCCCATTTGCAGTATCCAAAACGTATGTTTTACCCCAGTCTATAAAGATATTGGGGTTTATCTTCTTTATCAAAATACGGGAACCTGAGGGGTATTCAGGTGCCATGCTATCTCCATATACTGTAATGGCAAAGTCTACATCTTCAATGGGTGAAATTATAGCCTCACAATTTTGGAGCATTGCGCCTGGAGCCGCAAAACCCGTAAGTGTTCCTCCCATAGCTGACATGGGAAGAAGATATGTGGTGTAGCCTCCCATATCCCCTTTGTTTCGACTATCATTTATCGTACTTTCCAAAAAAGAAGATACAACAAATTTAGCCACGGACTCAGAACCGTATGCTTCTTCCAGCCTTTTTTTTTGTATCGGTTCTAAGTCTCTCATAGTCTTTTCCATTCCAGAGATATTTGACTGCTGACATTTTAGAATCTCTGCCAATTGCTTTTGAGTAAGATTAAAAGCCTGTCTAAATCCTTTCAAATCGTACATATCACTAATATATTAAGCCTATAATGATAATTAAAGTTAATATCAGTGATATTTATAGGCTAATATCATTGATATATCAGTGATGTTAGTATCTTTGCAACATCAAACAATAAACAACAGCACAAAGGAACGAAAAATAGTTCGGAAGTGCAAAAATATTGACTAACTAAAAAGAGGTAAGACAATGAAAAGATTCGATTTACGACAGATTATGAGAGATGCCCACAGAACTTACAAGTATGTAGGCAAGAAACAAGGCAAGACCTTCGGTGAAGTTCTGAAATCAACATGGAAACTGGCAAAACTGAATGTTACAATGCAGGAAGAGCTGGCAAGACAACAGGAAGAAAGAAACAACAAAGTGTTCACTCCGGTCAAAGCAGAAAAAGTCACTTTCAAAGCCGAATGGTCAGACTGCTACAACTCCAACAGCCGTGGATATTTAGGCTCCCAGTACTGCGGAGATTAATAAGGACATTAATCAGGATTATCCTGTCCGGTCTCGATACCGGAAACAATCCGTAAAAGGTATGGCAGGAACTACATGGAGTGATTGCCCTTAGCAATCCGTTCCAGAAAGCGATACTGGCGCTTACCCTCAATCCCAGCATAGAGGACGCGAGAACTAACGGTCGAAGCAAGCAGCCTGTAACAAGGTCGATGCAAGCAGCCGGGCGAAGTAAGGGCGATCATGCCCCGAACGGTTATGCAGTGAAGAACAGTAGCTGACAACTCCGGTGGGAAGACCAGAGAGAGGTTATCGGGGCACAAACTAATAATATCTACTTATGAGAAACCTAATTAGATTAAACAAAGAAATCAACCTTTCGATAATGCCGAAAGGCTGGAAGGGCGGAAAGGAAAATCAAATTTCATGTCTGACTCTTTACATGACAAAAGAAGAAAGAGAAAAAATCATGTTAAAATTCTCTTTATACCGTAACAAAGCCTACAGAGTTGAAATAATGTGCTACCTATTATCTAATTACATCGCTCATATATGCGGAAAACCTTGTGAAAGTATTGCAATGAAAGTCTGGAAATATGGTAAAGAATACAATACCCCTAATAAGTATGTATATTATTCTATCGGGGCAATACCTGTAGACTTGAAAAACGCCGTTGCCCTCAACATGAGCAAGAGTGGTTATCGGTTCAGAAACGAAATATATTACCATGCAGTTACAGCTTTCTATAATGCTCCTGACAGACTGTTGGACAGAATGTGCAAAAGGATAGCATATATGAAAAATCCAAAAGCAAAGTATGACAGAGCCGTTAGGTTACAAACTGTTATCCCGGAAGAAATATACCAAATGATAAATAGTTACGCGATCCAAAACGGTATGAATGTATGTGATTTGATAAGGATTACGCTGAGAGCGTCTTGTGTTTCGAAAAAAGAAAGAGCTTTGGACGACTCCATGATAGGAAAAGTGTTCAGCCTTTATAGACTGATAAAACAGCCAGCATATCCTTTTACGGCAAATCCTAACAACAGGGCATTATTAGTTGAGATCAAAGGTGAAAGAGAGATGTACTATCTAATGAAACTCATGAAGCGTAGAAGGATATCCAATGCGGAAATGTTGAGGAAAGCAATTAGAGCACTGGATGATGTAATAAGTCACAAAGACAAGATTAAAAGGAACGTGACAATAGAGCCCCAATCCTATGATGAAAATGAAGAGGATTATTGGTATGATAAAATAGCAAAGAATGATTTTGCAAGATCTATATACTTATAAATGAAAACAATGATTTCCATCTGTGGAGCATCCTTTCTAGTGCTCCTTCTTACCATGCAGAACATGGACGCATGGTTTTGGGTGGCGGCAGCATCATTCACCGCCACATTACTAGTGATAAGCAACGAACTTGACAATATTGAAAATCAAAAAAAATAAAGCTATGACAACAGTAGAAGAATTACAAAGCATGACACACGAAGACCTTGTAAGACGTGTACAAGAACTGGAACAAGACCTTAAAGAAGTCAAGGAACAGAGCGACATGTGGTTCGATTCGTTCACCCGCCTACAGGCACGACACGAAAGCAGCATTAATGCTCTAGACAACATTGTTAAACTCGCTAAATTGAAGTAATATGGTAAAAGTAACAGAAAATTGGGCGGCCACATTGAGAGCGATGAAGGTAGGTGATATCGTTGTGTTCCCTGTGCGTGCGATATCTTCCGTCAACACAACCATTTCCAGACTAAGATTGGAGATGTGTGTAGAAAATGCCGATTGGAAACGAACAGGAGAGGTTGACCGCAAGCGCGGAGAGTTCAAAATCCAGCGTGTGTCATGATTACGCTATCAGAGCGCGAGCATCTTGTCGCCGAACAATATTGCAAGGGTTTGGCCGACAAGGAAGTAGCCGACAGTCTGCAACGCTCGGAATGGACCATCAAAGCACAGAAGCGGGATATATACAAAAAGCTGGGTATTTCCAAAGATACCGAGCTTGTATTATACATGTTCTGTGAGCGCATGAAGATCAACTTCGATATAAAAGAGATACGTAAACACGGGCTTGAGCTATTCTTCTCCATCCTGTTCCTTGTCATTGCCGCATTGGATTTTCATCCCGACATGAGACAATGCAGCAGAGCAAAGACAAGAACCACCCAAGTATCAAGAACAAGACGAACAAAAACAGATTCAGATTATGAACTATACAGTTAACAACCAACTACGGACATCCATCTTATTTGATGGAACGGCAGAAGCACGGCTAGCAGACATCCTAGCCATCATGGACACTCATACATTCGGTAAAAGAGAAGCGGCCAAAATAGTTGGAGGCATAGGAAGGCTTATCAGACTGATCGAAGAAAACAAAATACGTTCCGACAAGCCTACATGCGCACAAAACGGGAAATGGTTCTGCAATGCCAGTGATGTCCTGCGTTATGCACAGGTCAAAATGCCAAGGAAGCCTAGAAAATTAAAAAAGAAAGTGGCATAAGCCACACGGGTAATTAGCTTAATGGAAAAGCGGTATTCACTTTTTTCTTTACGTTCAGACGGTTTGTGATTGTTTTCAGGAGGAATACAGATACAGGTTCGAATCCTGTATTACCCACACCCAAAGAGAGGGAGCCGTACACCCTTTAAACGTAGCCATGTTAGAGACTTCAAGGCAGTGAAGCAGAGAGCAATTTGTTAGATAATAATTTAACCCAAAGCCGCTGGAAAGGACAGCGTGAGGTGAGAGCCCTCTTTATATGTTATATTCTATATCCTTATTTATCCCGGTGTGTCCTGGCCGACTATCCGGGAACTATTTTTTTTAACTCATTTATTAACCACTAAAAATTATTGATTATGGGACTTATCAAAAAACCTAACGAACTGACAGTTAAGAATGCCCTGTCGGCATTAATCTACGGACAACCTGGTATGGGAAAGACCACACTGGCGTTAAGCTCTCCCCAGCCACTACTCCTGGACTTTGACGGTGGCGTTCACCGTGTGAATGCAGCCCACCGTGTAGACACCGTACAAATTTCCAAATGGGAAGAGGTGGATGAAGTTCTTACGAGCGGAGAAATTGCCGAATACAAGACCATCGTTATTGATACGGCAGGAAAAATGTTATCCTTCATGGATAAATATATAATGAAAAACAATCCCAAAATGAAGAAAGCGGATGGCACACTGTCCCTGCAAGGATATGGAGTACGAAAGAATATGTTCATCAACTTCGTAAACCAAGTCACACTAATGGGTAAATCAGTAATATTCGTAGCCCATGAACGCGAGGAAAAGAACGGAGAGGACAAACAGATACGCCCGGAAATCGGAGGTTCTTCTGCCGGTGACCTGATTAAAGAGCTTGATCTTGTAGGCTATATGGAAGCCATAGGTAAGGACAGAACCATCTCTTTTGATCCGTGCGAGAAATTCTACGGTAAGAATACCTGCAATCTTCCGGCACGCATAAAGCTACCAGTTATCATTAATGCAGAAGGTACAATCACCGGGCCGAACGACTTTATGACAAAGATTGTAAACACTTATCAGACCTATCAGGAAAAACAGGCAGAACTGTCCTCCGAATATGAAGGTCTTATGGAAGTTATCAAGGAACAGATAGCCATGGTAGCGGATGCGGACACGGCCAACGAAGTGAAACAATCACTGGAGAGCCTGCAGCATATCTTCGACAGCAAATTACAAGCAGGTATGCTACTGAATAAAAGATGCAAGGAATTAGGGTTGAAATTCGACAAAGTAAAAAAAATATATGAAGCAGCCTAGTTATAGAATCTATCCCTCATTACTTGACAAATTCGACAAGTATCTGAGAGCTGATGAAGAAGTGGAAAACTTCTGGAACATTGATAATGAAACCGGAGAGTATAAACGCTCTCCGAAAGAAATCGAAGAGAGCCTGAAACAAGACCTTCTGGATGCTATCAACCGTGTACCGTTTGAGAGTGAAGCAGCCGACAAGGGAACAGCCTTCAATGCTATCATTGACTGCTATGTCCATTGCGAAAATCACGTGCCGACAGAGCGTTCCCCCTACTCCATCATTGGCGATAAGGAAACCAATACTATACAAGTAGCTTTCCCCGCAACGGATATCGCACCTGCACGGCATTTCCTTTTCGACAGACAATGGTGTATAGAACAGGCAGAGTATTTCAAAGGCTCATTAAGTCAGGTCTATGTATCCGCCATTCTTCCTACCCAGTACGGAAATGTGGAGTTATACGGATTTATCGACGAACTCCGAAAGGATGTTGTTTATGACATAAAATCCACATCTAAATACGAGTTCGGCAAATACGCCCACGGGTGGCAGCGCCATGTCTACCCTTATTGCCTAATTGCTTCCGGTCAGATGGAAAACATAAAGGCATTTGAGTTTACGGCTTATGCGCTGAAAGGCGGTACCAGCCGCACACCGCTTATCAGTGGTACGCAATATCCGGAATATTATACTTACAATCACGAACAGACAGTGAAACTGCTCACGGCACACGTAGAACATTTCATAGAGTTTTTGGAAGCTAATAGAGAATCTATCACGGACAAGAAGATTTTCGGACTGGAATAATGGCACAAGAAGCTATCCTTATAAAAGAAAAAGGTGTGGTAACACTGAACAAGTCCTTTGATTTCATGTGCTCGCAGCTCCGTAACGGTCGTTACAGGTTAATTATCGAACGTTACACAGAGCCGCGCACATTAAGTCAAAACGCCCTGATGTGGCTTTGGTTTACCTGTATCGAACAGGAAACAGGAACGGACAAACAGGACGTACACGATTATTACTGCAACCTATATCTACGAAGGACAACCATTATCAAAGGAAAAGAAACGGTCATAGCCGGAAGCACATCGAAACTGAACACACTGCAAATGACGGACTTTTTGAATAAGGTCAAAGCAGATGCAGCCACGGAACTGGGAATAACACTTCCCCTTCCGGAAGACCGTTATTATAACGAATTTGTCAACGAATATAAATATAGAAGATAATGAAGATCATAAAAGCTAAAATCACCAAGGACAGTACCTTGGTGGCCACCTACAAGGATGAGAATGGTACAACCACCGTAGAAGGCAAGAACCTGGTAACATCAGACCTTATCAATGCGTTCAGCAAGCTGAATCCCCACGCCGCTTTGCTTACAGAACAGAAAGAAGTGGACGGTATAGAATCAGTAGATGAAGTGCCTGATATCATAGGACAGGTGCTTGACGTTACAGGATATTCCATTGGCGGAGATGGAGATAATGAAGGGGTTACTCTGGTAGCCAAACGTTTTCTCAAAACAGGAAAAGTTCTGAACCTATGCGCTCCGTTCACCATGTTCAATAATGAGAATGAATCGTATATCAATGCCTTCGAGCTGGAACAGGAAATCCAATCCTGTGAGTTCGAAGTCAAAGAGTATCTGTTCAACAAAAAATGGCGAATTGTACAACAGGAACTTCCGTTTGAGGAAGACACGGCGAACGCAGACGTACAACCGGACGCCATTCCAGAAGCCGGTACAGACTTCAATCAAGAAGTTGCGGAATTCCAGCAGGCTATGAATGATGCAGGGGTTGACATAATAATGAACGGAAAGAAAATTAAATCACGTAAACCACGTAAAGTCAAACAACTTGCATCATGATACCGCCGTCCCCATTTTGCGTAACTACTACCCCCAACTGCTTCAAACTAGCCTTCCCATACCATCCAAGATTAGTGGAGCTAGTCAAACGGATTCCAAGTGTAAAACAGAATATCCGGGCAGCCTATATCGCTGACGAAAAAGCTTGGAAGGTATCTCTACAAGATAAGGAATACGTGAGGATGATGGCAGATTGGGCGGTACAGACAAGGATATGCAGCCGGGTACAGCACAAAGTGACAACAAGAGAGTATAATGACTATACTATTCCCGACCTTCCAAAACTTACGGTTCCACACGAATTGCTGTTGGAACCGTACGAATATCAGAAAGAAGGCATCGCTTATGCGCTACAGCACAAGCGGTGCATATTCGGGGACCAACCGGGACTGGGAAAGACATTACAGGCAATAGGCACGGTTACGATAGCAAAAGCGTATCCGTGCCTTGTCATTTGTCCGGCCGCATTGAAAATAAACTGGCAACGTGAATTTAAGAAATTTGCCGGAAAAAATGCCATGATTCTGGATGATCGCAATAAAGCCAGCTGGCACCGTTTCTTTGAGACTAAATGCTGCAACATATTCATAACAAATTATGAATCATTGAAAAAGTTTTTTGTACTTAAAGTAAAGGAGGATGCACGGTTTACCATGAAATCCATTGAGTTTGACCCGCGAATATCGTTATTCAAATCCGTAGTCATTGACGAATCACACAAGTGCAAATCCACCAAGACCCAGCAATCCAAGTTCATAGAAGGAATATGTAAAGGCAAAGAATATATCTTGGAACTGACGGGAACCCCAGTAGTGAACAACAATACAGACCTTATACAACAACTCAAGATAATGGGACGATTAGAGGATTTCGGAGGATACAAGTATTTCGTAGAGAGGTTCTGCGATGGACCTAAACAGTCAAGCAATGTGAAAGAACTGAACTGGAGGTTATCATCGACCTGCTTCTTCCGGCGCGAAAAGGCCAAGGTACTCACTCAGTTGCCGGACAAGTCACGCCAATATATAGAGGTGGACATATCCAATCGCAAAGAATACGACAAAGCGGAAGCCGACCTGATACAGTATCTCCGAACTTACAAGAATGCGGACGATGAAAAGGTGGCCAAGGCATTAAGAGGCGAGGTAATGGTGAAAATGGGAATATTGAAAGCCATATCAGCCAGGGGAAAAATCAAAGTCTTTTCCGAATTCATACATGACGTGATTGACGGAGGTGAGAAACTGATAGTCTTTGCTTACCTGAAAGAAGTAGTACAGGAATTAAAGAAGATATTCCCTGAAGCTGTCACCGTTACAGGCGAAGACAATGCTACTCAAAAACAGACAGCGGTAGACCGCTTCCAAAACGACCCTTCTTGCAAGCTGATCATCCTTAACTACAAATCAGGAGGTACAGGTCTTACATTGACAGCTTCCAGCCGTGTGGCGTTTATCGAGTTCCCATGGACTTTCTCCGATTGTGAGCAGGCAGAAGACCGAGCACATCGGAACGGACAGAAGAACAACGTAAACTGTTACTACTATCTTGGAAAGGATACTATCGACAAATATATGTATGATGTCATTCAGACCAAAAAAGGAATAGCCAACGGAGTGACAGGGACGGATGATGTGGTTAAGGAGAATGTGGTAGATATGGCAATGAACCTATTCAACGGAAGAATATGAGGAAACAGACAACACCATTATCAGAAAGCCAAATACAACATGATTGTTTGGTATGGTTCCGGTTACAATATCCCAAACTGGCTCGTATGCTTTTTGCAGTGCCCAACGGTGGCAAACGTGATGCCAAGACAGGAGCACGGATGAAGTATGAAGGAGCAGTGAGAGGTGTAGCAGACTTGATTTTGCTCATACCCAAAAAGGGATGGGCTTCCCTCTGTATAGAGATGAAGACACCGAAGGGTACACAGAGCGAGCACCAACGAACGTGGCAGACAGAAGCAGAAAGATACCAAAACAAGTATGTTATCTGCCATTCACTACAGGAGTTCATAAACGAAGTAAATTCTTACCTACAATGACTTATATAGATTACGTAAACCAATTTTGGAAGACACATCAGAGTGTAGCATTTTCCTCGAACGAAGTTTATTTGTACTTCTTCCTTTTGAACGAGTGCAATAGTCGGGGTTGGGAGAATCCGTTTGAGTGTCCCAACAGACGAATCGTCCTCGCAACCGGTATATCAGAACCAACCGTAATTGAAGTCAGGAACAGATTACAGCAAAAAGGTTTACTACAGTTTGAGTCAGGTAAGAAAAATGCGAAATCGCCCGTTTATTACTTAAATGATTTAAGTAAACCCTTAAGTAAACTCTTAAGTAATGACTTAAGTAAACCTTTAAGTAAAAAGGCTAACATTAATATAAGACTTAAGAGTAAAGATAATAATAACTCTAGCGAGTTATTTAAGCCCGAGCAGGAAAAACCTAAAAAGAAGCCTTCAAAACCAAAAACCGAATTTATAGCCCCTACCCTGGAACAGGTGAAAGATTACTTCCGTGACAAGCTCCCGGACTGGGAGCAGCAGGCAGAGATATTCTTCTACCACTTCGATGCGCTAAGCTGGAAAAACACCAACGGGGCTAAAATTGAACGATGGGACAGCCGGGCTAACCTTTGGATAATCGAAAAAAGACTTCAAAATGGAAACAAGCCTACAAAAACAGATCACTGTGATAATGTCTCCAGGACAGATACCTCAATCCAGGAAAAAGCCGGAGACACTGACACCGCTCCAGCAGACCTTGAGAAATGGATCAACAGCCTCCCAATTGGTTGACGACTGGTCCGGCACGCAAGCCCAGCTGAATTGTAACCTGACATTAGCACAAGCAATCAGGATTGAGGGTATTCCCACCCTTGCGGACATCAATGTTGTCTTCGGCAACGCCACATCAGTCAGGATTATCACAGAGCACCTGCAATCAATCCTCCGATACGCAGGCATTGATATCGCACCTCAACAACTTGCCGAAACGGCGCTAAGCATATTGGCCAGCTATTATTTTCTCAATCTGGCCGAGCTTTGCATATTCTTCACACAGCTTAAAAACGGAAGCCGTGGACAGTTCGTCTGGGGAAACAGGATAAACAACCAGTCCATTATGGTAGCCCTATCGGACTTTTGCAGGGATAGAAGAGACGAGCACGTCAAACTGTCCAATGAAACCGCCATGAAACAATCCCAAAAAGGTTTCACCCGGATAGAAGATGCAGCGTGCGCCATGATTGAGGGAGTAAAAAACATTCAGGAACTCAAAAAAAAGGCTAAAAACGATTTCAGCGCCTTCACAGAACTTTTTCCTAACGTTCCAAACAACCATACTGCCTACACCTATTGGAAGGCATACGGGGGAAATGAGGATGCAATACGGGCTATATACGGAGATAATGCACCACCTCCCAATATAGCAAGCGACGATATAGGAAAATTCTTATGCGAGTATAACATCAGAATCAATCACAAATAAATATTATCAACCACTTCAAAATTAAGTAACCATGGCAAGTAATGAAAGTTTCAAACAGGCAATCAAAGCCTATCTGGACAAACGGGCGGAAGAAGATTCACTGTTCGCCCCCAAATATGCGAATGAGAAGAAAAGCATTGATGAATGCTGTAGTTATATCATGGGTGAAGCCAGGAAGCGTGGTAACGCCGTAGCGATTTCAGACGAGGAGGTCTACGGGATGGCAGTGCACTACTATGATGAGGACGATATCAAAATAAACCGGCTGCCTGCCGGAGAGAAAACGTCCGTATCATCCTCCGCCAAACCTGTGGAACTCACCGAAGAAGATAAGAAAGCGGCACGTGACAAAGCAATCGCACGGCTGGCGGAAGAACAATACCAGACACTCAGGAAGAAAAACGTCCGAAAGAAAGCGGATGATAATGTCCAACAAATGAGCCTGTTCTAATCATGAAACCGAGAACGAAACTTGAGAAACGTGTAACCGAACTAAGCGGCAAACTGTCCGCCGTTACCGAAGTACAAAAAGAATGGGCGAAAGAACATATATTCACCCACGAAGCATATAGGTGCAAGGATGAGCTATGGTGTTCCGAGTGCGGCGGAACATGGATAGACACAAGCAATAGCGAGCTGGGAACCACCCTGCTCGGTGATACGACCGAATGCCCATACTGCCACCACAAACTGGACGCAAAGGTCAGCCGGAAACGAAAAGTCGAGGAAGAAAAGTATATGTCCATCTTACAGACCGCCGGAGAGTTCCAAATCATAAGACATATACTATGCTGCAAGTACGTCAGAAAAAGGAATTTTGATTTGAACAGCAGACAGGATTATATTCACTATACTTTCTTTGAAGTGGTTCAGGAATGGATCACCGTCGAGGGGAAACGCACCATCATGGCAAAACCGATGAATATGGGAAGCAGCGGATGGATATATTCGGAACCACTGAGCATAAAGGGTGAATACGGCAGTTACAGCTGGAATTATCGTGGAGACCTATATGCGATATGGGGATGGATATATCCAAGAAAGAAACTGATCTCGGAATTGAGAAAGCGGGGAATCGGGAAACGGTTCCCCGATGTACCCCCCTCAAAACTTGTACGAGACCTTCTGAAAGGTGGCAATGATGCGGAATTATGTATCAAGACCGGACAGACGGATATGTTAAAGCACATGTACAAAACGGGCTATTACCAACTCCGATATAAACCGTCCTTCAACATCTGCAACCGCAACCGTTATATAATCAGAGATGCAAGCATGTGGAATGACTATATAAGCCTGCTGTCCTATTTCCACAAGGATCTGCATAACGCCAAATACGTATGTCCCAAAAATTTAAAAGCCGAGCACGACAGATTACTAAGAAAGAAAAATGAAATTGAGGCAAGGCAAAGAAGGGAAAGGGACAGAATAAAGGCTATCCAAAAAGAAAAGCAGCTCAAGGAGGATATAGCATCATTCTACAACCGGATGGAAAGATTCTTCGGCATGGAAATCAAAGGCGACGGCATAACCATCCGTCCGCTTGAAAGCGTAACCCAGTTCTACAAGGAGGGCAAAGCCATGCACCATTGTGTATACGCCAACAGGTATTACAGACGCAGTGAATGCCTGATCATGACAGCCATAGCCGGAGAAAAACATGTGGAAACCATCGAAGTGAATCTTAAATCTTTTCAGATAGTACAGTCAAGAGCCGTATGCAACGGAACATCAGAGTATCATGACCGCATTATAAGGCTTGTGGAAAAGAACATGAGTTTAATCAAAAAAAGAATAGCATAATGAAAGATTATATAGAATTTTTGAAAGACAAGATGGCAATCAGCCATCAGACAGGATTTGAAGTTAAGGCTGATGAACTTACCCCGTACTTATATCCCCATGTGAAAGATACAGTACGTTGGGCTGTTTCCGGCGGTTGCAGGGCGATATTCTCCAGCTTCGGTATGCAGAAGACCGTAACTCAGTTGGAGATACTGCGGGTGATCCTGAACCGCACAGGAGGCAAAGGGTTGATAGTTTGCCCCAAGCGTGTAGTAGTGGAGTTCCTGACACAGGCCGAAAAGCATCTGGGCATGAAAGTGAACTATGTACGTACTATGCAGGAGGTAAAGCAATGTCCGACCAATATCATGGTGACAAACTATGAACGTGTCCGTGACGGTGAAGACGGAATAAGAATAGAACCTTCCTACTTTACCGTTACCTCATTGGATGAAGCGAGCGTATTACGTGGATTCGGGACCAAGACCTATCAGGAGTTTCTTCCTCTGTTTGCAGAAGTTCCGTACAGGTTTGTTGCCACTGCCACGCCATCACCCAACAGATACAAGGAGCTGATACACTATGCCGGCTACCTTGGAGTGATGGATACCGGGCAGGCACTTACAAGGTTCTTCCAGCGAGACAGCACGAAAGCGAATAACTTTACCCTTTATCCGCACAAGGAAAAGGAGTTCTGGCTATGGGTATCTACATGGGCGTTGTTCCTCACCAAACCGTCCGACCTCGGTTATCCCGATACTGGATATGAACTGCCGGAACTTCGTGTACATGAAGAAGTCGTAAGCGTGGATAACTCCACTGCCGGTACCGACCGTGACGGACAAGTGAAGATGTTCCGTGAAGCTGCTCTCGGACTTGCTGATGCAGCGAAAGAACGCCGGGATAATATGTCTGAAAAAATGGCCCGTGTGGTGGAAATCATTAACCGCCCCGAAAATAAAGATGAGCATTTTCTACTATGGCATGACTTAGAAAAGGAACGTGAAGAACTTTGTCGGGTTATTCCCGGATGCAAGGCTGTGTACGGCTCACAGAATGATGAAGAAGCCGACAAGGTTATATCTGATTTCAAAGATGGCCGTTTGAAATACCTTGCAGCTAAACCCGAAATGCTTGGTGAGGGTTTGAACTTCCAGTACCACTGTCACAAGGCAATCATGTTTATCGACTACCGTTTCAACGATAAGTTCCAGGCGATAGCCCGTATCTACCGATTCATGCAGAAACATCCAGTTGACCTCTACTTGGTCTATGCGGAAAGCGAGGGAGAGATATACAAGAGCTTCATGCAGAAATGGGCACAACATAAGGAGATGGTAGCCAAGATGACCGGCATAGTACGTGAAAACGGACTGTATGGGCTGAAAGCGAAAGAGAAGATGATGCGGTGGATGTTCGCCAGTCGTGAGGAAAAATTCGGTAAACTTTGGAAAGCGATCAATAACGACAATGTTCTTGAATGTCAGAAGATGGAAGATAATTCGGTAGATCTGATTGTAACCAGCATCCCGTTTTCCAACCACTATGAGTACACTCCGACCTATAATGATTTCGGACATAATGAGGACAACGGCAAGTTCTTTGAGCAGATGGATTACCTTACGCCTGAACTTATGCGCATATTGAAGCCGGGGCGGTTGGCTTGCATCCATGTGAAAGACCGTGTACTGTTTGGTAATGCCACGGGCGACGGCATGCCCACCATTGACCCCTTCAGCGAAATGACAGTATTCCACTACATGAAACACGGCTTCCGTTACATGGGACGTATCACGGTGGATACGGATGTAGTAAGGGAGAATAACCAGACTTACCGACTTGGCTATACTGAAATGTGTAAGGACGGTTCAAAGATGGGTATCGGTTGCCCGGAATATGTTCTTCTCTTCCGAAAACTACCTTCTGATACCTCACGTGCATACGCTGACTTGCCGGTGACAAAGAACAAGAGTGAATACTCGTTGGCCCGCTGGCAGATAGACGCCCATGCAAGTTGGAAATCATCTGGCAACTCCCTGTTAAGCTATGAGGACATGAAAGGTGCTGGTATTGACAAGATACGCCATCTGTTCCGTAATTATGAACGCGAGCATATCTATAACTACGAGGAACACGTTGCATTTGCCGAAGAGTTGGAATCCTACGGTAAGCTGCCAAAAACCTTCATGGCCGTTGACCCGGTAAGCAAGAAGCCCTGGATATGGGATGATGTCACCCGTATGCGCACGCTTAATACCAAGCAGTCACAGAAGAAACGGCAGAACCACATCTGTCCCCTTCAGCTCGATATCGTTGAAAGACTGATTGAACGGTACTCAAACAAGGGTGAGCTGGTGTTTGACCCCTTCGGAGGTATCGGCACAGTACCTTATTGTGCCATCAGACTGAAACGTAAGGGATTATCTACTGAACTGAATTATGACTATTGGAAAGACAGTCTTTCATATCTGTATGAGGCGGAGATGGAAGTTAGCGCACCCACATTGTTTGATTTGATGGACAGTGCCGTATGAACATCTATCATACAGAACCCAGATTCGACTGCGAGAAATTCGCTCCATGCGGGCGCATCTCCCTGCACAAATGCCGGAAATACAAAGGCAGACTGGATGAATGCAGGGGATGTACGCTTGTACACCGTAAAGCCAAGACGGTTGCAGGTACGGAAGCCGGAAGAAAGGTTTGTCCGCATTGCGGACGTTCCCTTCCGCTCCACCGGTTCTATAACAGGACTGTCAGATGTGGGGATAAGGAATACCGATGTCTCACCTCCTGGTGCAAGATGTGTATGAGTGAAGTCGCAGCGGAAAGAAATCGTAATAATTAATTTAAGTTTCCAATGAAAAATGTAACGAAAATAGCCAAGAAGTCAGCCGGACTTAGCCAAAAATGTTCGATTTGTCCACTTATGCGAAGATGTACTTTAGAAATCCATAGAGCTTGTTTTGACAGCTTTGTGGAAGGTTTCAAGAAAGGGGCCAGAGCTGCTGAAAAAGAAATAAACAAGAAATTCAAAACAGGAAAGTAATGAATAAGATAGTAATCGAAGTAACCTCTAACGGATGGGAAACAACCGCAACCATTAATGGTAAGGAGTATAAAGAGAAGCATGTTGCAACAGCATTTGGATCTGAAAGTGTTGAAGGTAATTTTGAAAGCGAAGATGATATACCGAAAGAAATATATGACGCTTTAAATTCATCTTTCCCCTTTGAGTGTATGCAGGCATTGTATTCCATTGAGGATTAACGTAACACTAATGAGAAAGGAATATTTATGATAGAAATAGATTTGAATGATACCGTTAGTGTAGAGCTTACAGAATGGGGAGCCGCATATCTTAATGCAACGAATATATTTAAGGAAATAACCACTACACAGAAATACCATTATAAGACTGACTATAAAGCAGGTGATGTTTACAAAAGCCAGCTTTGGGAGTTGATATTGGAGTTCAAAGATGGGATTAGATTTGATAAAGAGAAGGCTTTTAATAAATTGAAAAAAGTAATTGATCAATAAGGAACAAAACTGAACAGAAATGAATGAATTAGAACAAGATAAAAGATATGTTTTTGGAGATATGATTATAGTAGCCAGTATTGACGCAAATTCTAATCCTATCTTAAAAATTAGCACAGATGCCGGGAATGTGGTTGTAATGCCATCATCCGATAATAAGATTATTGTAAAATCAACCATGGGAAAATACATTAAATTATGAAACAAACATTAGAAGAAGCAGCCAAAAGTATGGCTTACGATAAGATGCCTGATTGGGGAGGATTGCCAGCAGTGGCGAAGAAATATTTTATAAAAGGTGCTGAATGGCAATCCAAGCAATCGCCTTGGATAAGTGTTAAGGAACGGTTGCCAGAAAAGGATGGGTATTACTTTGTTACTGACGGTGATGTTATTGAGAAAGTTTATTTCTTTGAAAGATGGAATAAGTTTGCATCAACTAGGGATTATCCTCATCTATTTTACGATGAAGGAGTGATAAAAGCATGGTTTCCTATTCCGTCTTTTGATGAGATATTAAAGAACAACAATAAAAAATGAAAGCAATAACCATAAAACAGCCGTGGGCCTCTTTGATAGTCCATGGTATTAAAGACATTGAGAACCGTACTTGGAGCTGCCCTAAGAAATACTTAGGGCAGAGGGTACTGATTCATTCAAGCGGTAAACCTTTGAATTATGATAATTTCTATGATTCAATACTTACCAATGAGCAGTTATTGGCATTACCGGAAAACAAAGAGTGGAAAGATTTTAGTTTTTGTACAGGCTCCATAATCGGAAGCGTCGAGATAATAGACTGTGTACAAAACCATCCTTCCATCTGGGCAGAGAAAGGAGTTTATAACTGGGTACTAGCTAACCCTATTCTCTACGAAAATCCAATTGAGGACGTGAAAGGCAAATTATCCTTTTGGGATTATCCCAGTATCAAAGAGGTAAAGATAGAATGTTCGGAATGTGGCAGTATAGAAATAGCTGTTGAGGACTATACAACGGCACCATTCCCAACTTATTTGCATAGGTGTAATAAGTGTGAACATGTGATTATAGAAAGTGAGTGGAAGGAGGTAAAACTATGAGAGATTTTTATGAACTGATAAACCAATATCCATGGACTACTATTTTTCTTGCTATTTTCATTTATGAAGTGATTAAATGTGTGATGTCTAATTTGAAAAAGAAATAGCCATGAGCAAACTATACAAAGTAACCATTTTCGGGGAATCATTCTTAATCGGGTGGTTCCCTTTTTCTTCACGCTGGTATAACAAGCTAAAGATAATCAAATGATAGTACGTCATTTTATAAAAGTTCCGGTCCAAGAGTAGCACTTAGTACTATTTCCGACAACCATGCAGATGTCGTGTTTCTGTATCAGAATTATGGGGATTTCAGCGGGGATATAGAGTATCTTTATACCGAAATCGTAAATCGGTTAAAATTCAAAGGGCTAATCAATTAATGAGCCGGGGCTTAGTGCTCCGGCTTATTTCTGCTATATACAGAAATGTCTAATTTCCTTTCCATCGAAATAAGACATCGAATTGTTAATAATCAGTTGAGCTTTTTTCAAGTTCTCCACATAACTATCAAATACCCTACTGTAGTCGTTTAGTTTATCATGCTTTATAATTACTATATTTAGATTTCTGACAAGAATCATTATTTGAGCCAATATAGAAAAGTCAGAACATTCCTTTCTTGTCAGAATATTTATTGCAGGGATAACAAACTCATTTTTCCATTTGTCAGTTCCGGCATATTCTCCATTTGATGTATTGATTAATGGAATAAATAATTTGTAAATTTCAAGGAAAACAGAACCTTCGATTGTTTGTGGATTGATAGTTTTGGTACTTCCAAATAAATCTAAAAGTTGCATATAGTATGTATTCCATTCGTCCATTACTCTTTGGTTGTTTTCACAATACTTGTTATACACTTCCATTATTAGAGTTGGTGCTTTATTTAAATATTCTATTTGGTACAAAAAGTTCATTATTTGTTTTCTATTCTCATTTTCTATTTTCTTGCTTAATCCGAAAATGTATATATCTGAGAACTTTTCTAATGGGATTTTATTAATTTCTGAAAGATGAATAATACCACTTCTCCAAGGTGCAATGTTTAAATCTGTATTTGTTTTTATTTTATTAGAAAATGTTTCTAATGAATT